AAAGGCACGATAATCGAACAATGAGTTTTGCCGACCCATCAAAAAAACAAGTTGAATTAGATGCTCGTTTAATCGGACGACAAACACATAAAGAATTTACGATTGACGGTGTAACTGTCGTTGCATTGAATGAAAAAAATGCAATTCGTAAAGCTCAAAAACTAACAAAAGATAATCAATAAAGAATGGAAAATTTAACAGTAATCATACCAGTTCATGTTTTTAATGAAACAGTAGACAAATTTTTAGATAAAGCGATTAATAGTGTATTACTTCAAGGTATTGATGCATCAAAGATATTAATTGTAGCTCCACCAGCTATCATCAAAGAAATATCAAAATACAACACGAGTTTTTGGGTTAACAATGGTGAAACTGATTATTGCTCACAAATAAATGCAGCGGTAAAAGAAATTAAAACAAAATATTTTAGTATATTGGGCTTCGATGATGAATATAGTGCAACTTGGTTCAAAAATACTGAAAAATATATTAAAAATATGCCAGAATACTCAATGTTCTTCCCAATTATAACTTATCTGGACAATGATAATAAAGTAGCTGGAAGTGTAAATGAAATTATTTGGGCTATGTCATTCTCCAATGAAATTGGTGTCATAGACGAAGACACATTACAATCATATTATGATTTCTCACCAAACGGTGGTGTGTTTAGGACAGATGATTTCATCGAAGTAGGTGGATTAAAACCATCAATAAAATTGGCATTCTGGTATGAATTTTTATTAAGAGCTACCAATCAAGGACTTAAAGTATATGTTATCCCTAAAAATGGTTATTTCCAATTAATCGAAAGAGAAGGCTCTATTTTAGAAAGCAACTCAAAAGATATGGACGAAAAAGAACGTGCATGGTGGATTAAATTGGCTGGTAAAGAATATTATTTCAAACAAGAAAGAAAAAAATCTTACAAATATATCGCTGAAAAAGAATTAGTTGATGTTGAAGGTTTAAAATAAACCTTATAAATAAGTTAAACATCAGGGTGATAAGATATTTTTTAAATATAGCCTAATAAGTACAATTCTTTGTAGATTGATGTTATAAATAAATAAAAATATATTATAACATATAATGGCAAAAAGAGGAAGAAAACCAAGCGAATATAAAAAAGGTTATTTCTACGAAAAAGAAGAAGAAGCTGTCGTTAGCTATATTAACGCAGAAAGTGCTGAAGAGAAAAATCTCATTTTTGAGACTTCTCTTCGCCCAGCGCTAGAAAAAATGATAGAAATAATCATCCGAAGATATAAATTATATCAAAAAGATGAAGAATTTGAGGAAACGTTTGACGATGCCCTGGCATTTATCATAACCAAAATTGATAGATACAAACAGGAAAATGGTCGAGCGTATTCTTATATACAGACGGTATGTAAACATCATTTAATCGGAAAGATTAACGAATCTAAGAAATTAATGATTAGAAATATATCTTATGATGAATTATCGGACGAAATTAACGAAAGTGAAAGATTTTCATATACTATTTTGGATGACGACTCAGAAGCTTCAACATTAATCGCTGAAACAATAAAAGAAATTAATGAAATAATTTCAAACGAAGACACTAAATTAACCAAAAACGAAATAATGGTTGGTAAAGCGTTAGCTGAGATATTACAGAACTGGGACGAATTATTTACTGATTTAGGTAGTAATAAATTTAATAAGAGTTCAATATTGCTCTACATAAAAGAAGTTACAAACCTACCAACAAAAGATGTAAGGAATTCAATGAAAAAATTTAAAACTTTATATTTTAAAACAAAACAAGTAATGTTATAAAAAATATTTTTCAATATATTTATATTAAACAAAATTAAAATGGAAAAAAGATTTAAAGTAAAATTAAATTCAGTTGAAAAAGTAGAGAGTATACTTCAAGAGGTTTATGATGATTCAATGAGGCAGCTCGTCTTAATTCAGAATAAAATAAATGATTTAGAACAATCAACTAGTCTGTCTGACGAATCTATTGACATGAAAGCTAAATATGCTAAAGCCATACATGATTATATCACTGACAAGGAAAAAGCAATTGGTCGTAAATTAGAGGTATCTAAATTAATGTCTGAAATATTAAAACAAAATGGGGATGTTGAAAAAGTAATATCCGAAAGTGACATCATTGGAAACCTAGATGATGCTTTTAATATGGCTAGAGAAAAAATGGATAGTATTTCAGATGAAAACGAAGAACCAAAAACGGAAGTTTATATAACAAACAAAACAGAATAATATGAGCTTTTTCAATGACGCAACTACCGAAATTAATGGAAAAATTGCAACGTTAAAAACGGTATCAGAAAAAACATCTAGTAAATTCAAAAAAAATTCTGCTGGTGTTAATAACTTAATGGATTCAATCATGAATATTTTTAACCAATTAGGAGGTTATCAAGATATGATTAAATCAATTGAGAACATTCTATCTACAAAACTAACTGATATTGAAGAAGTTGTTAAAAGTTCGATTAAAACATCACTAAAACAAATTATTTCTTGCGGTATAGAACCTACCATCGGTGATTCTCTGATACTTACGGGTATTACTTTTAACATTAAAAATATAGACCCAATGGCTATATTAGGCATTGACCCAATGTCTGAAAATGGTTCATATGCATATTTTGATAATGCATCTGGCTTACTATCAACAGATTTCAATGTATTCCTTTATGCTCTTATAAAAAAATCACTTGAAAACCCAAGTTATGTTGGTGCTAATTGGTTTAAAATTGAACTGGATAAAACTAAAACACCTTTATTTAAAGCTACATTTACTGAGTACCAACCATTTACCCAAAAATCAAATTTATTAACTATATACATTGACCCTGCATTTAGAGGTAAAAAATTAAGTTTTTTCATTAGTGAATATCTTGACAGTGTTAAGTTATTTGATAATGTTCAGATAATCACATCTATATTTGACGATTTATTAAGTTCTAACATATTCTCATTAAACAAAACTAGTGACCAATTAGCAGTTGAAGATATGATTAAAAAAATAGTTGACAACATGCTAAATAATGTTAATGATGGTAGTGATGTCATTGATGATAGTTTCTATACATTCTCTAATGACACATACAATCAAATGCTGGTAGATTCTGAAAATAAAAGAAATGGGGTTTTTATGTATAACCCAAATCTAAATGACAGCATTTCAATTGACCAACAAGTATTGTTAGATTCTCTGAACGATTTAAAAATTGATGGTTTGTTAATATCCCAACAAACAAAGATACTTACAGACACAGTTGACGCTGTGACAAAAAATCTAGTTGATAAGGGGAAAGTGAAAGATGCAAACAGCTTCTCGTTTAAATTTGATTTTATCAAAAAAATCATAACTAAATTGATGACCACGATAACAACATTCATATTTTCACCAAAAATAACATTCTTATTTGTAATGACAACTCAAATTTTTGGTTTAAAAGACCCAGATAATATGGTTGATTTCATAAAGAAAAATATAAACGTTTATAAGTTAATAATAGTGAAAATTAGAGATATAATAGTTCAAGAGTTAATAAATAAAATAGAAGAAATGTTGGCTCCGCTATTAGCAGAAGTTGCAATTGAATTAGTAAAAGAAAAGTTTGCAATATACAAACAACAGATAGATAACATACTTAATTTAATAAACGGAGCAGTTGGTGCTGTCACCTCATTAACTAAATTAGCTGAGAACACATCTGATACTGCAACAGACAAGGCTGCAAAAATAACTAGCAAAACAACATAACAAATGGCTTCAATTAATTCAATATTTACTATAATATCAAATGCTTTAAATGCATCAAGAACACCACCGCCAGAAATACCCTCATTGTTATTATTGGCTGGAGCTAAATTACGACCTGGATTATCACCAATAATGATTGCAGCAAAGATTATTACCAGACAAGCTGATGCTGGGGCTCCTGTTGGAGTATTACCTAGCGGAGCTGTAAACGTTTCTGAATTAATGGAAGCTATAAGAGTTGAAGAAATAATAAAAGCACTACAAACAGATGCCAGGGTAGATGTGGCAATACTACCAGGGATACCTTTAACAGCTTCGGGTGGAAATGCGGGTGGAACAGTTGTATGTGTCGGACTAACAACAGGAGTTGGTAGTGGAAACGGAATAATAAGATAAACAACAAATAACATGAAAAAAGAAGTAAACGAAAAAATAACAGATTTACGAAATGAAATCGTAAGCGAAGAAATAAAAGAAAGAGATAGGAAATTATTTGAATCTCAAAAAGAACTTATGGATATTGTACAAAAAGAATCAATTGAACATGGGAAAGAAGATACCGCTGACCTATTAAAAAAAGAAAAAGCAATAATGCTGTTTAAAAATGAAACCGAAGGTCAAAAATTAACATATAATATGTCAACTACAATTGTTGAACCACTTAGGAACAATAGATTTATTGTATCTTTCCCAAAAGAACTTGATGTTGTTGAATGGAGTATAAAATCAATAACAATGCCAATTATATCAAGAAGAAAATGTGGTGATACAGTTATTGTTTTTAGAAAATTTATAAAACCTTTAACATCAAAAACAATTGTCAACCTAGTTTCAAAAAAGAATTTCGATATAAATGTTAAATTTCTTGACGCAACTGGAGCACCAATTGAAAATTGGTGTATTAGTGTTAAAAAAGCCATATCGGTTGATTTTGGTGGTTTTTTAGATTATTCTGATGATGGGGTATCTGAAATAAAAGTTGTATTTAAAACTAAAGATTGCATTTTAAAAGATTAATAATATGGACTTCAAAGAAATGAGTAACTCTGAATTAGAGGTAAAAATAAAAGAATTTGAATATGAATACAACAAGATAAATTTAGAGATAACTAAACTTGGAAATAAATTAAATGAATTGTCTTCTAATTATAATAAAGCAAAGTATTTATTAGATAAAAGATTAAACCCAAGTAACTTTAAATAATGGCTTCTACAATAAATAATATATTCAAATATGGTACTGTTGTCAGTGTTGATGATGCATTCGATGGTGACAGAATAAAGGTGCACGTAAAAGGTGTTGATTCAGCGAATTATTCTCTGGATGAAATACCCTATGCTTTCCCTATACTACCAAAAATACTTTATATAAAACCAAAAATAGGTGAGACAGTACTTGTTATAACACAAGATGGAGCATATGAAAACGATAGATTTTGGATTGGTCCAATTATATCTCAGCCACATAAGATAGGTTATGATTCAGTTAGTGCATTATCATTGTTAAAATCTGGATTAATATCCCCAGATATAGCACCTTCAACTGACCCAGAAAACGTTGGTGTTCAATTTGAAGATGACGATATTGGATTACAAGGAAGAGGTTCCACAGATATAGTTGTAAAGCCAAACGAAATTAGAATACGTGCTGGTAAAACTTTAGATTTTAGGACATTAAATAGAGAAAACCCATCATATATGCAAATCAAATATGATATAACAAACAACGAAGGGTCCATAAATATAGTATCTGACAATATAAATCTACTAAGTCATAAAAGTGTTGATAAATTCAATATTACAGACCCTTTAGATTTAATAAACAGTGATGAATATGCTAATATAATAAAAAAGGCACACGCATTGCCATTCGGTGATGTTCTGATTGATTTTATGAATATATTTATTCAATCTTTTATCACTCACGTACACGCATATAATGGTCTACCACCAGATTTAACACAGATAGAACTTAAAAATCTATTAGCTTACCAATTAGATAAAATATTGTCTAAAAATATAAGAATAAATTAAAAACAATACAAATGAATATAAAGACATATTTCGACAAAACAAACACAATTGTGTATGGCTCTAATTATAACACATCTCAAAACCCAGTATGTGAATTATATTATGGTAATGGTTA